ACAGGTGGAGCAACTAATGAGTTAGTAGACCTCCAAACTGGCAACTCAATCGGTGATACCGTTCAGGGTCAAACAATAATCAAAGCATTCTGCACAAGTGTTGACGGATCCAAGGTAGAGACGCCCGGCGCGGTTGTCGTAGATGCTCTGGGCAACGTAGTCGGAGCGGTTCCAATGGTATCCCCTGGTCCTATGCAACCTTTGTTCAATTCTTACTCGATTCCAGTAAACCTAAACTTCAAGGCTCAATTCTTGACTAACGCATGATGGTGAAAAAATGCCGAAGATGACTAAGGCTCAAGGCCGAAGAAGACTCAAGGAAATAATGGGCAAAGCAAAACGCCTGTTTATGGTTGGATACATTTCAACCAAAGATTTGGAAGCGATGGAACGTATCTGTAAGATGCGAGAAAAACAATTGAAGTGATTACAATGGGAATTACCAGTAGGCCCGGCTTTGTCAGTCCGGGTACTCAGTACAGACCTACACCTATTCCGTCTAGTTATTCAGTGCCTATCGGAGTTGCACAGCCTAATCGCCCACCACCTCCTCCAGTCTATGTGGCTCCAGTTATGCCTCCAATGGGGGGTCAAGCCGGAATTTCAGGATCTAAATATACAATACCGGACAATTTCTTTGGATTTTTGATGTTGATCGGAGGAATTTGATTTGCCTTTACCCGCTGCAGAGACTAGAGAAGCCCGCGTCTATGCTTTGTTGAAGGGTCAAACCCTTGAGAGTTTGACTGGACAACTTGCAGCAGGGGAGTTTTTGCCTGAAGTAGGCAACCCGATTACTGTAGAGGATCTAAATGAGGATGAATTACGCCGTCTAGTGCTAGTAAAACTAGCTGTAGAGTCTGTTCGAGCAGACTGGACGGGATTATTGAGTTGATATTATGCCGCTTCCAGATGCTAAACCAGATCGTAGGATCTATGAATTACTAAAAACTACAGATCTAGAGAACTTAACCTTCAGTGATTTTCAGAAAGTAGCGCAAACCATCTATGCTGAGCAGGGAGCAGAGGATGAGTTACGTAGAATCGTATTGTTAAACTTGGCTCGTTTGTCAGTAGTTGGTGAATGGACGGGGTTAACATCAGCTGGAGGTGGAGGTGGTGGTGTTGAGTTAGTAGGTGGAGAAATAGCAAATCCATCAACACTGAAATATTGGGCAATTACGCAAACGCCTCCGTACGGAGTAGCACGAGTTAAAACGACATCAAAAATGGACGGAAAAGGAATCTTCTTTCCGTTTGTAGCATCTCAAAGCGGCACGATGACCGGAATGAAAATGAGAGTTGCTACCGCTCATTCTGGGGGCAATTTTTACGCGGGTATTTACAGTGCCCACGCTGATACAGGACTTCCAGAAACATTACAGGGATACTGCACCTTTAGCACAACCTCAACTGGCACGATTGAGCAGACCACATTTTCTTCTTCTGTAACTACAACACGTGGGACAGTGTATTGGTTATATTGCAACGTAGACAACGCAACCACTGGAACTAATCTTGTATTTTACGGTCAAAACACATTGGCCAACGGGCCAAACGTAACGGGTGGCCCATTTGAAACCGTTAGCACAATCGAAGTTTGCGGGTTGCGTTATGACTCAGCAAGTTATGGCGTACCCACAGGAACAGTTACCACTTCAGATTTAGAATTTAATTCACCATTTGGGGCGGGCAATACAGGCGACCCTCCGACTGTAATGGTCGCTTGGACGTGAAGAAATGCCTAAGCCTAAACCTGACAATGTCGTTAGGCATGAGATAGTACTAGGAAGATCAGAACGTGAAATGCTACGAGATGCTTTTACAGCATACCAAGTTAACAAAGTAGCCGTGCCGTTTGTTAGTGCTGTATCGGATATTTCATTTATGGCGTGGGTGCTATTGGCGTACAATTATTTCTTTAATGAAAATTTACCAATTAGTGAAGAAGCAGGCGGCTTAGTTACTTCACTAAAACAAGACTTTGATTTTTATCGGACAACACAAGAATATCAAGACAATTATCAAAAAAGAGCTGCTAGTGGTTTAGGCGGTTTGCGTAATTTATTTGAAAACATTATTGGTGGTTTAGGAAAGGGACCAGACGATATTAATTTGTAATAATCAATAACATACACAATGTGTCAAACTTTCGCCGCATTCTAAGCAGATTGCCCTTACTATGTGGTATTCATCCATATCTTCAGAGCATACTTCGTCGATGACTCCTTCCCATTCCTCAAATGATGTCCAGTAGTCAATCTCTGGATCGATTGTGTCTTCATCGAAAAACCAAGCTAAGAGATCGTCTAAAATCCACTGATGGTCCATTCCTGAAAACCATTTCATTCAAATCGCTCCACTAACTCATCACAAGCGGCAACAATTCTCTTTCGCGCTGAGATTGTATCTTGCATAGCCAACTTGTTCAGGATCCATCTTGCTTTCCGATCTTCTTGCATCATTCTTTTTGTTTCTCGCGCCCATGAGGCAATCAACGCTTTCTTCACTTCTCGTCTATTCATTATCTCATCACTCCGTATAAACGAAGACAACGCGCGCATTGTCTAACACGCCCTAAACTACTGCCATCGATTCTAGTATAGCATCCTGATCTGCTGCAATACATACCATGTTCAAATTTCCTCTTACTCATTCTTCTTCCTCCTGTATATCACAAAGGCATTCATCATCTACACACAATTTCGCCCAGCCGCAAAGATAGCAGCCGAATGGATGTGAATCTGCGTTTGGAATAATCATTCTTCTTCCTCCTTAACCAAGTAACCGTAGGAAATTTTCCAACCCTTTGCTGGAATCCATGATCCAGAATCGACATCAAATGTGAATTGTACCCCGTGCTTATCGTAATTTAACCGCGTAGAGGCCTTCTGGAACGTGTCTGAAGCCTTCTTTTGCTTAGGACGCCCCATCTGCTTGTTTCGCTCGTGCGCTTCAGCCTGCAAGGCGTGTGGAGGCATGTAGGATGGTCGCATCATGATTTGTGTTGAGGACGATCTTCCACGGTTGCCAATCTTACTCTCGATTGTAGCCCTGTTTCTCTTTCCACATTTGCGACAGATTTTGTCCAATTTTTTAGTGGTGGGTTCTACGTTGTAGGTCCAGTGCCGTTTGCATCTCGCGCACCTCCATATCCCTCGTCGCATAATTTGTCAACTCCCCTTTTTTCTTTAAGGTCTCCCCACAATTCATAGAGGCTCAGTCTGCTTTCAATACCTCCCCACATTTCCAGAAGGTATGCAGTAGGGGCAACCAATTTGTTGAATAACGGTGACTAAACGTAGGTGGGTTGGGTGGGGAGCCCCAAAAGTCAAGATTAAGTCCGGTTGGGGGCTGGACGCAGATATGATGGAGAGCCTCTACGTAACAATTCCAGTCATTTGCACAATATTTGCTGGATTTTATCTTCATTTGCGCATTCTATCCCGGTTTATTGGTGAGCAAGTGTACATTCTGGATCAGAATATTGCAGAAGCCCTGAAATCAACTGTAGAAGGTTTGCCAATTGGAAATATTGAGCAGCCAAATCCGTTTGCGATGATGTTAATGCAAATCATGCAAGACAATATGGCGAAAAATCCAGCGAAATTAATCCCCCGAAATGAAAGTGGGCAATTTCAACCTGAAAGTGAAAGTGAAAGTAAATAGGCGAGGTTTTTCCCGTTTGAAATTCTATGGCTCGACGAAAGAAGACCACAAGACGCCGAAGTCCTAAGACTTTCAAAATAATAAACGCGATTGAAGCATATGCATACGCAAACTTGCTTACTCAGGGAATTGCTGGATCAGCTCCAGTTGCATTCCTGACAGGAGGATCAGATATTTCGATGGATTATTCCAACGGAGCTCTCCAAGTAAGCGGCGCGGATCAGTTGTCGCTTTCTGAGATCGTGACAAATCCCGGAGCTGCTTTTTCTGGTATGCAAATGAACTTCATGCAGAACTATCAGAACATGGCTGTTCAAGCAGTTACCATTTCAGTCGGTTTCCGTCTAGCAAAACGCCTACTACGCAAACCAATTAACACAGTTAACAGAGAATTAATCAAGCCTCTAGGAATAGGAGTTGCTCTCTGATGGCTACAAACACTGTTTGCGGCGTTCTAACTTGTCGAGATGGTACTAACATACCATTGAAGGCTGAATTGGCTGAAGGAACTGAAACAGATTTAACAACTGATACAGTCTACACTGTCAGCGCCCAACAAATTGGAGATTACGCGATGGGTAAAACCGTCATGTCTGGATTAGTTACAGCAGACAACGGAATCGCTTACGCATACATTCTCCGTCAAGGTCTAGTGGCTGCTCTCATTCCTGTCGGACTGAAGGGAAGCGCGTTTGAAGCGTCGCCGCTTTGCGCTCCCTTCACCCTGCAAGCAGGAGACAAACTGCGAGTTATGAACAACACCGCTGCAGATAGAGAAGCTGCACTTTGCTACTACACAAACCGTGGAATCTCCAGAATCGCAGTTGTAACGCCTACAGGTGGAGCAACTAATGAGTTAGTAGACCTCCAAACTGGCAACTCAATCGGTGATACCGTTCAGGGTCAAACAATAATCAAAGCATTCTGCACAAGTGTTGACGGATCCAAGGTAGAGACGCCCGGCGCGGTTGTCGTAGAT